ACGAAACGGATCAGGTGGATGACGATGTTGAAATCACCCACTGGCAGCCGCTTCCAGAATTGCCGAAGGAGGAAAACGATGAAACGATTGACGGTTGAACACTGGCAAAATCTTGATCCGTGGGAATGCTGCGGGCAGGATAACTATTGCATACGCCCCAGCAATAAGCCGGGTGGGTGCCGAAATGGCTGCATCGTGCAGAAACTCTATACTCGCCTTGCACAATATGAGGATACGGGGCTTTCGCCGGAGGAAGTAAAAACGGAGCGATGGATTCCGCGCAGTGAGAAATTACCTGATGCCTTCGCATCCGTTCTGGTTGAAATGCCCGGTGAAGAGCCATTCCCGATAGTGCGAGAAGGCTACATATCCGATGATGGAACGTGGGTAGCAGGGAACTTTAAGCGAGAGCCGGGAGAAATTACGCGCTGGAGGCCAATGCCTGCGCCACCGAAGGGAGGCGATGGAGAGTGACAGACTGTTTCAACTCCAGTTGCCCTTTCCGGGATAATTGGAGCAGCAACCCCTACAAGTGCGAGTGCGTGGCTTGCCCCAACAGGGTTACAAAATCACATATTATCATGAGCAACCGAACGCTGGTGCAAGAAGAAATTAAATATCTTACGAAAAATGGAGGTATTGGAAATGAGTGAAAGGCAAGAACACCGCCAGCGCCTTAATGCTAGAATTGCTTACGCCGCCGCTATTGAGCGGTGGGCGAAGAATCAGCCGTCACGCATTCGGTTCTTTGCCGTCAGACGCTGGCTGAAAGAGATGCCGAGGAAGGAGAATTTTTATGAGGCTGATTGATGCTGATTTACTTACAACTGAGATTATAAAAATTTCTGGCGTTATACCTAATTTTAATGAGGATGTGGCGCTTTGCTCGGTCGATAGCATGCCCACCGTGCGAGCTGTATCACTCGCAGAGTTTACGTGTGTGCAGAAGCAGCTGATTTCGCGCAACGCCCAACTGCTGGACGCGAAAGAAAAAATGAAATCCATGGTGCCGGTTGTCAGGTGCCGGGACTGCATTACATTTGAGGAAATAGGCAAGCACCCCACCAACAATGGAGGAACACCATTTGGGTATTGCTATCATTGGCAATATGAGCAGGGCATGTCCCCAAATGAGGTAGACGGCAATGATTTTTGCAGTTATGGGGAGCGAAAGGTGGATGAAAATGGAAGAACTTAACGGCTACACCCCACCTGCCAGCTTGAATTTAAGCGACTTCCAGGATGCTATCGGAGATGCCGTAGTACAGGCGATTATAAAAATTGGTATCCGGGTGAATCGGGAAGAACTTCTGAAAGCTCTGAAATATGACAGAGACAGGAAAAATAAGGAATTGGAGGTACATGAATAATGGCAGAACAGGATTTCAAATTTGATGATGCGTTGCTCATGAAGACTGCCCGCGAGATGCTTGCAAAAAAATTGACCGAAACAGTGAAAGAGGTCGCCAAGTCCGGGAAATGGGAGATAACCGCCATCGAGCAGGAAGAATCTGACCCGGAAAAGATTCTCCGGAGGATGTTTGCAAAATACGCCTACGGCAACGTCCCGGAGTGGTTCGCCTCTGCGGTATCTGCGACGTTCTATGTGCTGTCTGTGGACAAGGGAAAGGGGATTGAGTGTATTTCCGTCTTGCACACGGCAACGGAACGGGCACCGGCTGAAATTCGGATGACGGCGCAGACAAAACTGCTTAGGGTATGCCAAGAAACCGGGATGCTCGACGGGATTGGGAGTTTTCCTGTTCTCTAGGGGGCAACATGGAGTACAAGGACGGCAGGAAGTACTGCATCGGGTGCCGGTATTTTTTCGGATACTACGAAGGCAGCCGGTGCTGTAATTACATATTCGTCAGCGGGGAAAAGAGGCCTTGCCCGCCTGGGAAGGATTGCACCGAAAGGAGAAAGAAAACGAAAAACAGGAGACGGAATTTAATATTATAGCTTTATCCCTGTATAGTATATAATATAATCTTATATCTTGTAGTGTGTATGTGTTATGGTAAAGAATATAAGTAAATCTACTAAGATAGTAAAGGAGGACAACGACTTTGGCGGAAAGCAATAAACTCAAAAAGAAGCCTTATCAAGTTCCTGATCTGGAACCAGGAGACAACACCAAGTACATTAACCATTCCATGACTATCATGAAGTGGGACAAGCCGGACATGGACAGCTTGGAGGCGGTACAGAAACGGTGCTTCGACTATTTCAGCCTGTGCGCTGAGAACGATATGAAGCCGACTTTCGCAGGATTCGCTTTAGCTTTCGGTGTGGACAGAATGACCATGTGGAGATGGTGCAATAATCAGCCTAGAAGCAGGGATTTAAGCGACTCTGTGCGTGACACTATCAAAAAAGCGAGGGATTTAATCAACGCTCAGATGGAGGATTTCATGCAAAATGGCAAGATTAACCCCGTTGCCGGAATTTTTTTGATGAAAAACAATATGAACTACACCGACCAGCAGGAAGTGGTCTTAAAGCCGGATAATCCGCTTGGAGAGCGGGCAGACCCGGAGAAGCTGCGGCAGAAGTATCTGGAAGATGTTCGCGGTAGCGGTGCGACTATCATTGACGCGGAGGGTGGAACGGAATGAGAGAAAAGACGGAATACGCCATCGAACGAATGTGCACAGAGGTTGCCCAAATCCGGATGCTGATGGAGGGTGGCGCTAGGAAACCCGCCTGCGACTTTTGCAGAGAGTGTGTGAACAAACCGGAAACATTCACCGTGGTTGCCCATAGCGGGCGGCAAATGACGGTGACTTGGAATTTTTGCCCAGTGTGCGGTCGGAAGCTCGAGCAACTATAACAGCGACTTTGACCCAGCGACTATAGCGACTATAAAAACGCCCCGGAGGTCTTGCGACTTTCGGGGCGACTTTCTGCGACTATGAAACGGGAATTTTCGGCTGCGACTTTGCGACTATGGCTCACGAGCTGGGAGCCTTGCGGGGATTTTCAGCCATGACGCAAAAACATGGCGGGAAATCTGATCGGGATCTGGGCTGCCTCTGGCGGGCCGTGGGGTGGCGCCCCTGTTCCGTCGCAGAGGGCAGAACGCCGGAGGGCGCAGAAAGCGACCAGACGGGCGAAAAGCTGCGGGGGCATCCTGGCATATCCGGCACAGGAATAGGCACAATGGCGGGCGCTGAGCGCCCCACACGCTGCATAAAATGCCGCACGGCGCTGTGTTGCGCCCATACGCGCCCATTTTAAGGCGGGAACGATGCTTGACGTTAATTTATATTGCCAGAATAAAAGCCGCTTAGAAAGCCGCTGAAAGCCTTACAGGGCATAGCAAGAGAAAAGCCCCGCCACGTTGGCAGGGCAAAGAGAAAGCCGACAATAGATGCCAGCGCCGCAGAACAAAGAAAGCCGCCCGGACAATGCCCGGACGGCTTGAAATATTATTTGCTGATCTTCAGCAGTTCCGCTAGCACAAGCAGCGGGAAAAACAGGATTGCAAGTAGTGCCACGGCTACACCCCCTTATATTTCCATTCTTGCAAACTCTTTCATTTCTGCGGCGAGGTCTTCCGGGCTATTTGCCCATCTGCTGATCCATTCCGGGAAATGCTGGGAAAGATAGCTTTCGAGGTTGTCGAGATTATCCGGCTTGGAGGCTATGAGCTTTATAGCCCCTACGAAATCCGCCGCCGCTTTCGCTACTCTTTCGGGCGTGTAAAGCACCTTGCAGGACTTTCCACCGGGGCAAATAAATTCCCGATCTTTTCCGGCGTGTTCGCAATGGCTCGCACAATTCTTGCAATTATCATACTTAACCATGATATAACCCCCCCTTAAAACAAGATAAACAGATTGGAGCAACGCCCGATAATGGCGTATAACTGCCCGGTTTCGGTATCTTCGACCAATCCGCCGTTAATGCCGTAAACCCCGGAGGAATAGCCCACTTTTTCAAGCCTGCGGAGCGTGTAAAGGTTCTCGGCGGGCTTGTTGGTGTAATCCTCAGCCACTCCGAGCCGCACAAGCTCCCGGAGCGCTTTCAACGTGTATTTTTTCATTTGGGCTGCACCTCCCCCCGGTATGCATTGACAACACGGCTTGCGGCCTGATACAAGGCTCTTGCCTGAGTGTCCAGCCATTCTTCCCGGTTGTTCGGCCTGCGCTCGCCGTTGCGGGTTTTCTTGAGCTCGGACGGGCAACACAACCGCTCGGCGATGTCGGCGTTGTAAATCAAGCTGGAGCCGCCCCAGCTGTATTGCTCCCAGTCCTGCGCCCCGTTCAGCATCCATTCCCGGCACTCTTTCTCGGATTCAGGGTCCCGGCCTTCGTATTCCGCCCGTTCTTTCAGTTCTTCTACCAGCTCCAGGGCGTAGGCATTGACACCCTTGCCCCATGCGCTGCGGTCTTTCCGGGTTTCCAGCTCGGCGGTGATTTGATCATAGATTGCCATTTTTATTTCCTCCTTGTAATTCTGCGGAGGCCGTGCTATAATAGCGGTGCCCCCTTGTGTGGCGCGCTCCCGGCTTGCTTTCCACGGCCTCCGGGGGCGCTTTTTGTTTACGGTGATACTATATCACGATTTACCGTAATTGTCAATAGGCAATTCAAGATTTATCGTAATTTTTACCGTATTTTTCAGTTCAGGGGTTGGGCTGTCCGGCACTGTTCAGCGGTTCCGGCTGCTGCCGGATAGCACCGGGGGCGGGGGATATGGCCAGGCGGATTGCTGGGCGGTTAGCCTACCTAGTACCGACGTAGCCGATTATCATCCCACTACACTTAAAAAATATTGAAAAAAACAAAAAAGGCGCTATAATATATGTGAGGTGATTTGGATGAAATATTTACAAGCAGAGCAAGAAATGTTCTATCAGGCAAGGGTTGGAACGATTTATGGCTGTTTTAGGGTTGAAAAAGTTGATTACGATTGGGACAACCACAGGCAGGTGTGGACACTGCGCTGTGTCCACTGCGGCCTTGAAAAGCAGACGCACAACGGGAAAGATTATGTAAAAGGCAAGAACAAAGGAATTTGCAAATGCCAGCGCGTGAAAAGTGCTCCCGCAAAAATCGTCGAAAAACAAAAAAAGCCTAGACACGAAGACCACGAATTATATAGCAGGTGGAGGGGAATAAAAAGGCGATGCAACCATGAGAGCGATAAAAACTATCCCAATTATGGCGCAAGAGGAATTAAAATGTGCGATGAATGGGAACACGATTTTATGGCATTTGTTGAATGGGCTAACCAGAATGGGTATGAAAAAGGGCTTACAATAGACAGAATTGACAACAACAAGGGATATTCTCCCGAAAATTGTCGCTGGATACCCAGAGGCGATCAGAATAAGAACAAGCGGAATGTAAAGCTGTATGACGGTGAAACCCTTCCTGATTTTTGCAAAAGAACTGGGCTGAATTATTCTGTCATGAGCGGACGGATACACGCTGGATGTTCTTTTGAAGAGGCTGTAGCAGAGGCCGTAAAGTGCAAAGTTGACAAGGATTTCAGAATAAAATGCGCAGAAAATGGGATTAAAAAGGAAACTGTTCTGAAAAGAATACGAAATGGAGTTCCACCAGAAATTGCCTTGAAAAAAGACGGTGTTCTCGGAATTGAAATAGGCAGAGAGACGAAAAGGCTGTCTGAGTGGTGTAAAATATACGGAATCACAGAGCCAGCGGTATATTACAGGGTAAAAAAGTGCGGAATGTCATATCAGGAAGCTATCACAAAGCCAAAAATGTCACGCACAAAAAAATAAGGAATGCCGCTGCCCACAAGTACCCGCAAAAATAAAAAGCCCCCTCTCCTTCTCGAAAAATCCCGAAAAAGAAAAAAGACCTCCAAACGGAAGTCTTGAAAGATTGGGAATGTGGGAAAAATCTAAAAAAGTTATTAAAAAATTATTTGACAACGCTTCTGTAAAGGTCTATAATAATAACACAGGGAACACCTGCTGGTAACAGATGTCCCCTGCGGTGGGAACCCAGACGGTTGCCACGAGCATACAAGTTAGTAGGTCGAGAGCTTAGCGCTCAAACAACCGTGAGCCGTTCTGCTGTGAACAGACGGCTCACTTCTTTCTGTTATGGAACTTGTCCCACGCTTGGACGAGAATCCAGCAGATAGACACAATCCAGAAAACATCTTGAAGAGTTATGTATGGTCACCTCCATGAGAAATAAATTTCCCGCGAGGGCTATACACACGCCTCCATTCCGCACTCGCGGGATGACAGGCAACCGTCTTTTTAACCGTACACCGTCTACAAAGGAGATAGGCTATGGCAAGCCAGGAAACTCGACGCGGACGGTGGGTTCCACGGAATTTATTATACACAGATTGTCGAATAATGTCAACTTAATGAGAGCCATCCTTTGCGGGGGTTCTCTTATTTTTTATGCTGCACAAAATCAACATTTCAAAAATCCCGCAAAAACAAAAAAGGAACTACCAATCCTAAAAAATCGCCAAAAATCAAAAAGAGAATTTATGCAGTCATACAAAAAGAGTTTACGGTATTGACTTCATGCCGTAATTATGGTAATATGTTATCGTAACAAAAGGAGGTAAGCGGATATGAAGAATGTCATTGCTTATGTGAGAGTTAGCACCGATGCTCAGGCTATGGGCGATAAGTTTGGAATCGAAGCGCAGAAGGAGCTTATCACAAGCTACTGTGATAGCCATGATATGATGGTATCTGAGTGGTTCGTGGATAAGGGCGAAAGCGGCGTAAAAGAAAACCGGCCTCAGCTTGATGCCATCCTTTACGGAGAAATGAAGAATCCGCCTATTGAGGCCGTGGTCGTTGCGAAGTCTGACAGAATGGCAAGAGACATCAAGTTGTACTATTACTTTATGATGCTGCTTGAAAAGCGTGGAATGAAGCTAATCAGTGCAACAGAGGAAGTAGTCAATGACGATACCGGCTTAGGAAATGTCTACAAGGCTCTCATGCTGTTTGTGGCAGAGCAGGAGCGAAACAATATCACCAAGAGAACAAGCGGCGGTCGTGCTGTTAAGT